CTAAAATTTACCATGTATACCGATTATCACATCGCTATTCCCTACGCCATGATAAGCACCTATATCAAACATTTTTGCATTATATCTTATTCCTGCATAAGCATCGCCATTGTCAATATTATATAAAGTCCCGAAATCAACTTTACCAAGACGCTGCCTGTTTTTGCTTTTCGCCTCAGCCGCTACAGCTTTATTAAAAGCTTCCGTCATATCCAGCACAGTCTGCTGCGATCTGTCGATAACGAGCTTGCCCTGCTCAAACTTTTGTGTTTCTTCCAGCTGTGGCTGAAATACAGTTTCCTGCCCATTGTATTTAACTATTATCTTATTTTCCGCATCAGTTATTTCAACATCAGTTTTTTCACCATTTACCTTCGGCACATAAGTGATTGCCTGCTGCTCACTATTTTTTACTGCTGCAATAAAAACAGAACGCTCCCGATAGTCCTTAACAGTCGCTGTCAACACTGCCAGTTGCTGCTTATAAGCAGGTACATATTTTTGATAACAGCAAACAAAGCCAACCATAAATACCAGCAGACAAAGTAATAAATACTGCACATATTTATTGCCGCAAAACTGTTTTAATAAATCAATCATACTCCTCACCATCTGCTGCTATAACCGCGAGTATCCAGATGCAGCCAGTCGCCATAACAGCCAATGCCTAATTCAGAGCCATCGATACCATGCCAACCAGCAGCAGTCAGTACCATCGTCAGCAGCTGTGCAGCCGTGTAATCTTTGCCTGCGACATGAATATCAGCGGCACAGCCTCTGGTGTGATAACTGCCTACAGCACCGCCGCAGGCAGTATTGACGCCATCATCTACCGTTCGGAAACCGGATTTAAAGCTGGTGCCGTATTCTGTATGATATTTAGTAGTGTTAATGACCCAATCCGGATCACATTCACGCAGACTATCCAGAATTCTGAACAATTTTTCTGTTTTACTGTCATTAGTGCACAGCCGTCCCATTTCGTCATCCCATGCATAAACATTTTTATTTCTGCGCCAGCAATCCCATTCACTCACGCTCCAGTGTTTACTTACATACATTATTCTCACCTTCTTTACATCTTACGTCAGTTGTTTCTTCTTCATCAGGGATACCGTTATTATTGCGGTCGATCATGATTTTAGCAGCAGCTATTTTATCGGTAACATACCGCAGCAGCGCCAAAATACCAGCTGATCCCAATACATTGACCCCTTTTAACAGCATGTCTAAATCTAATATATTAAAGAACAGCCATTGATAAACCCAACCAATTAAAAACAACGTAAAAAGCAGGCATAAATAAATGCACACGAAATTGATCATGTGCATCTGCCTGACATTATAAATATTAAGTTTATCGCTTACTACCTGCATCCCGCTCAAAAAACATCCGACAAAACTACGCCACATCACTGCATTTCTCCCTGCGGGCTTGTCGGCAGCTTTTCCAGTTTTTTCATCAAATCTGTGCAAATGCCATTGCCGCCCAATGCGTGGTAAGCGTTATAAATACGGTGAAATTTATAACGCTTTTCTACCGGCATATAGCCCTGCATGGTATATCTTTCGTGCGCCTGATCGATACGGTCATTAAGAAGGGAACACAAACCTTCTTTGATCGCCAGAAAATCATTGTCACGTTTTTTAGTCTCCGCTTCGCGCTGCTGCTGCACCTTTTTCGCCTCATCCTGCATCCTAAGGACTACCGCCGAAAGAAAGGTTACCACAACGCCAGTAATAATCTGTAAAATTACCTCCATTTATACACCTTCTTTGTAGAACTATTTCACTGCTATACAAATATACGAAATATTATATGTAGAATCACCTGTTTCGCAAGCAATTTCATAATATCCATTAGCTTGATTTAAATAGCTTTGATTTTTATCAATAAAATACTTACATTGTTCTCTAACATATCCATCTGGTAATGGTATTGTTGCCGTCATTCTAGGATTTTTAATAAACCCTCCTAAAGTGTCACTAATTTTGGTAGTCCACACATTCCCGGCAATAACAGTAACGCTTGTTTTTGCTGGTACATTTCTTAAAGTTTCGTTAATTATTTGTGCTGCCGTCTGTCCATTCAGTAATTCACTATTTTCTGCTACTGTTATCTTTCTTATTTCCCATTTTACTGTTCCATCATTTATCATTAATAATTCACCCGCTTTATTAATCTAAAATAACCGTTTCTAATTCACTCTTATCTGTAATAGCTTTAACCTGCTCCTGTTTTTCCCAACCATTTTGCTTACAAATACCTCTATGTAAACCTAAATCTACATTCCATTGCAATAATTGATCTTTAGTTAAGAAATATATCTGTTTAACATCACTGTTCTTTGGATAACCTCTCATCGGATAACCATTAGGAAAGTTTTTAGCAAATTCTTCAGGAGCAAGATAGATAGTATTTAGATCACTGGAAACCGTATTTTGAGTATCTCTATCACTATCATAAGTCACTGTCTCACCAGAACATTCAGAAACGAAACCGCCTGTAATTTTACGTTCTGTCCAAATATCTATTTCAGAGAGTTTAGACTCTTTTAATTCAGCAAGTGTGGGTTCTTTTATTACTTCAATAATCGCACCATTGACCAATTTTATTTTACTGATATCATAACTTTCTTCTGATACTACAGCCATTTCATTACGACTTGCCAAATCTGCTGCATCTGGTTCATAGTTACAAGACGCAACACAATCACCATTTTCATTAAAAATATAATACATTTATTTCACCTCATTTATTTAACTGCTATGCAAAGGTATCCAGCACCAGTTACAGAACCGCCACCTGCAGGTTCGCCGTTGCTATAGTTGCCTCCATAGCTTACAACACCATTGTTTTGATTCACTGATATGGTAG